AACACGTCTGGGTCTATGCCTGCGTGAACGCCATCGCCCAGGCGATCAGCGCCGTGCCCATTCTATTCAAGACGGGCAGCCGGAAAGATTCCAAAGTCGTCGAAGATCACCCCCTGGTTCGCCTTTTTGAGGCCCCCAACCCCCTGATGTCCGGGAGCCAGCTCCTGGAGGCCACCCTGGTGTATCTGGGGCTGACCGGGGAAGCCTTTTACATCCTGGAGCGGGAGAGCGAAAGCCAGATCCCCGAGGAGGTCTGGGTGGTTCACCCAGGGCGGTTCCAGGAGGTTGTGGACGAGAAAACCGGCCTGATCAAGGGCTGGGTTTACAGCAAGGGCAGCAAAAGGCTTCCCCTCCAGCCTTACGAAGTCGTGTTTTTCCGCTACTTTAACCCTTACCACGATTACCGCGGCCTGTCGCCGTTGCAGGCGGCCAAAGCGGGCATCGAACAGGACTTCTGGGCCGGGCAGTACAACACCGCCTTTTTTAAGAATTCGGCCCAGCCGGGTGGGGTGCTGGAGACCTCCGGCAACCTCACCGATGAGGAATACCAGCGGCTCTTGGCCCAATGGCAGGACCGGCACGCCGGGGCCTCCAAGGCCCACGCCATTGCCATCCTGGAAGGCGGCGTCACCTACAAACAGACCGGCCTGTCCCAAAAAGACATGGATTTTTTGGAACAGCGCAAATGGAACCGGGAAGAGATCATGGCCGCCTTCAAGGTGCCCAAAACCGAGCTGGGGTTTTACGACGACGTGAACTACGCCACGGCCAAGACCCAGCGCAAGCTGTTCTGGGAGAACACACTAATCCCCAAGATGGCCCTCATCGAGTTTGTGCTCTGGAGCCAGATGCTGCGGTACATCGAGGGGGGCCGCATTTGGGCCGAGTTTGACTACGCCAGCATCTCCGCCTTGCAGGAGGACCGGAGGGAGCTGGTGGAGTCGGCGCAGAAGCTGTGGTCCATGGGAGTGCCCCTGAACGTGGTCAATGAGTACCTGGGCTTGGGTCTGCCGGAAGTGGCAGGCGGGGAGTATGGCTACCTGCCCTTGAACTTGGTGCCGGTGGGCCAAGAGAAATCGCCGAGTGAAAAATCCCCCTCCGACGGCTCTCATCTGAGCAGGCCCCTGATACTCAAGGGCTTTGACGGCGAAGCTTACTGGGAGGCTTATCTGACCGTTCACACCCCCCTTTAAAGAAAAGTGCAGGGCAAGGTGAGCCGGTATTTCTACGGCCAGCGGAAACGCCAGCTCCGCAAGCTGGAGGAGGTGCTGGGCGGCTCAGCCCACAGCAAAAGCGTGGCGGTGGAAGCGGTTCTCCTGAACCTGGAGGAGGAAAACGTCCAGCTCAAGAAGCTGATGTGGCCGCTCTACCTGGAAGCAGCCCAGAAGGCGGGCGAAGGGCTGATGGTGGAGATGGGGGCCGACCCGGGCATCTTCACCCTCATTGACACGCCGGCCATGGCCGCATTGGAGAACAAGCTGATTAAGGTGGTGGGGATCAACGAGACCATCCGGGAACAGCTCCGGGACACTCTCATTGAGGGTCTTGGAAAGATGGAAACCACGGCGGAGCTCATGGAGCGGGTGAAGCAGGTTTACAACTTCGCCCAGGCCCGATCCCTCACCATTGCCCGCACCGAGGTGGGCCAGGCCATGGGGGTGGCCCGGGATGCGGCCATGGGGCAGATGGGGGTGGCCAGGATCAGATGGGTCACCGCCGGGGACGAGCATGTGCGGCAGTCTCACCGGAACCTCAACGGCATGGTCATTGAGCGGGGGAAGCAGTTTCCCAACGGTTGCCGCTTCCCCTGCGACCCCTACGGGGCGGCCCAGGAAGTGATCAACTGCCGCTGTGTGGCCGCTCCGGTGGTTTGATGGATGGCTGAGAGGCTCGGCATTGCCATTAATCCCCAGGTTCTGGCCTTGCTGGTGCGGGTGGGGGCGAGGATCACCGGCAACCACGGCTTTGCGGTGCGGCTGGTGGAGGACGGCCTGCCGGATGACTACGTCCTGGAGGACTGCGATTACAACCGCAGACTGGGGCAATTTTGGCTGATCTTCGGGCCCAGGGACGACCCGCGGCCGAGGCCGATCCGCTGGCTAAGCCCGGTGTATGAAAGGGAGGGGCAAGATGGGACTGATCCGCAAGGACCTGGAATGTGACATCCGACAGGTGGGGGATCCCAAGGACCGGGTGCTGGAGTTTGTCGGCTCCACCCCTCATGTGGACCGCTATGGCGACATCATTGAGGTGGAGGGCTGGGAACTCAGGAACTACAAGAAAAACCCGGTGTTTCTCTGGGCACATGATTACAAACAGCCCCCCATCGGCAAGGCCCTCAAAGTGGAAAAGACTGACACGGGGCTGGTGTTCCGCATCAAGTTTGCCGAGCCTGAGGTCTATCCCTTCGCGGACACCATTTACAAGCTCTATCTGGGCGGTTATCTCCGGGCCACCTCGGTGGGGTTTCAGGACCTGGAGCGGGAGCCCATCATGGACAAGGAGGGGCGGCAGACCGGCTGGCGCTACAAGCGGGCGGAGCTGTATGAGTTGTCGGCGGTGCCGGTGCCGGCCAACCCCCAGGCCCTGATCATGGCGGTGCAGAAAGGGGTTGTGAGCCCCGGCGAAGTGGAAGAGGTGATGGGGGCACCGTATGAGGAAGCCCTGGTGAACCAGACTGAGGTGGAGGGGGAGGCGAAAGGGGTAATCCCCTTCAAGTCCTTCCCCCTGGAGCCAGAGGATGCCCCCTGGGACGGTCCGGCGCAGATCCGGGAAGCGGACGTGGAGGACCTGAAGGTCATCTGCACCTGGTATGACTCCGAAAAACCCGATGTCAAATCCTCTTACAAGCTGCCGCACCACCTGGCGGAAAATTACCACACCGTCTGGCGGGGGGTGTCGGCGGCCATGGCGGCCCTGATGGGAGCCAGGGGCGGGGTTGATCTGCCGGAGGAGGACAGGCCGGGCGTTTATCGCCACCTGGCCCGTCACTACCGTGAGTTTGACAAGGAGCCGCCGGAACTCAAAGCCTATGGTCCGGCTGACCTGGCGCTGATTGAGATGGGCTTCCCGCCTTTGGTGGACAAGTACCTGTGCCTGCACCCGCACGCCCGGGACTTGGCGCACACCCTGGCCCAGGCGGCCCAGGACAAGGACCTGCTGGCCTTGCTGGGGCTCCTTATGCAGGCCCTCCTGGAATGGCTGGGGAGCCAGGGGAAGATGACTCTGCCGGTCAAGGCAGAAGTGGACAAAGAGGCGGTCCGGGAGATTGTCCAGGAAGTTGTGGCCGGATTTTTCGCCAACCTGGACAACCTGCGGACGGCCATGTTCAAGGCGGTGAAAGAAAGCATTTCCCAGGACATCTACTCTCTGGCGTTGAACCCGGGCTACAAGCCCCAAGGGGGGAGACCTGCCGAAGAGGTGGTGTCCAACGTCATGCAAGCTGTCGAACGACTGCATCATCTGGTGAAAGGAGAAAAGCACAATGACTGAGTTGGCGCGTATTCAGACGCTGCTGGAGGATATCAACAAGTCCCTCACTTACACCGGTGAGGACGGCAAGGTGACCACTATCACCGAGGTGTTCAAGGCCCTGCCGGAACTGGCGGCCAAGTATGCTGACCTGAAAGCCCGGCTGGAGCTGATGGAGAGCCGGGCGAAGGAGCGCAAATGGGCCTCTCTCCCCGGCCTGGAGGACGAGAAGCAGAAGTTCTCCCTGTTCAAGGCTATCTACGCCATCAGTACCGGCGACTGGAGCCAGTCCCAGTTGGAGGCGGAAGTTTTCCGGCAGACCCGGGACATGGCCACCCAGCCGGACAGCTCGGGCGGGTATCTGGTGCCGTCCCAGGCGATCCCGGAAGTCATTGAGATGCTCAGGGCCAAGTCGGTGGTGATGGAGCGGGGGGCCACGTTCCTGCCGGACCTCATGGGTTCGCCGGTGGAACTGCCCAAACAGACCGGCGGGGCCACGGCCTACTGGGTGGGCGAGACTGACGCCCTGACCCCCAGCGACCCCACTCTGGGCCAGCTCCAGCTCACCCCCAAATCGGTGGGCTGTCTGGTGAAACTGTCCAACCGGCTGCTGCGGATGAGCAACCCGTCGGCGGAGCAGCTGGTGCGGAACGACATTGCCCAGGCGGTGGCCCTGGCCATTGACTTGGCGGCGCTCAGGGGCACTGGGGCCAACGGCCAGCCTACTGGTATCGCCAACACCGCGGGGATCAACACCAAGGCTTGGGGCACCAACTCCCCCAATTTCGACCTGTTCTACGACATGGAGTATGAGCTGGCGGTGGACAATGCCCTCTCCGGCAATCTGGGGTTTGTGTTCCATCCCTGCGTGAAGCGGACCATCTCCAAGCTGAAGGTGGCCCAGTATTCCGGGGACACCGGCGGGGAGTATGTCATCCGGCCGATGGACGTGAACGCCCTGACCAGCTACATCGGCTATCCGTTCTCCATCACCACCCAGATTCCGATCAACCTCGGGACTGGCAGCAATGAGACTGAGGTGTATTTCGGCAACTGGGCGGAGCTGATTGTGGCGCAGTGGGCCGGCATTGAAATCCTGCCGTCCAAGGAGGCCGGGGACGCCTTCGCTAAGAACCAGACCTGGATGCGCATCATCACGGATGTGGACATCGGTCTGCGGCACCCGGAGAGCTTCTGCCTGGCCACCGGGGTTAAGAACAGCTAAAAAGCCGGACCTGGGGCTGAAGAGTGTTTTCAGCCCCGGGTCAACAGGGGAGAGCCATGGACAGCCTGCATCAATCCATGAAGGTGGCCAGCACTATCCTGCCGGCGGCGCATGCGGCCGGAACGGTCAACGGGGCTACGGTGGACCGCAAGGGGTATCAGGAGGCCTTAGTGGTGGTGCACTCCGGAGCCAATGGCGAAAACGGCACGGTGACCATCAAGGTGCAGGAGTCGGATGCCGCCGGTTCCGGCTTTGCTGACATTCCCGGGGCGGCTTTCGGCCAGATCACCACGGCCAATGACGAGACCGTCTATGTGGGGCGGATCAACCTGGCCAGCGGCAGCCGCAAGCGGTATCTGCGGGCTGTGGCCACGGTGGGCACGGCCGCCTGTGCTTTTGGCGTGAGCATCATCCTGGGGTCTTTCCGTGACCTGCCGGTGAGCCAAGTCAACGCCGTGGCTTTCAGCGTGTGAGGAGCCGGCCATGGGACGTTATCGGATCAAGCCGGGTTACTGCCTGCACCTGCCCAATCGCTGTTTTGTCCATCCGGGCGAGGAAGTGGAACTCTCCGGTGAGTTGGAGCGGGACGTGCTGGCCTACCAGGGATGGAAGGTGGAGCCGGTGCTGTCGGATAGACCGGCCGCAGAGGAGAAGGAGCCCACTCAGGAATCAGTTGAAATCAAGGCCATGGACAAACCGCCTAAGGACCGGGCGGTGAAGGGGGCCAAAAATAGATGAACCTCACCACCCTGGCGAAGGTCAAAGCCCTGCTGGAGCTGGGGCAGGATGACTGGGACGGCCTCATTGAGGAGATCATCGCCTCGGTGTCCGGCAGGGCGGCGACCTTCTGCAACAGGGATTTTGAAGCCAAAGAGAGGACGGAATACCACGGCGGCGGCGGAAAATACCTGTATCTGAAGGGCCTGCCGGTGCACCAGGTTATCTCAATCCACGGGTCCGACGCCTGGAACTGGGACAATGGAGCCCTCATTCCCGCTGACCATTACCAACTTTTTCCCAGCGGGCTGGTGGCGTATCGCTTTGGTGACTGGCCTTATGGCCCCCAAGCCCTCAGGGTGGTTTATCTGGGGGGTTACCACCGGCCGGTGGCGGCAGGGGAAACGCCGCCGCCCCACTACACCCCCATCCCGGAAGACCTGGAGATGGCGGTGAGGACGCAGGCGGCCTATGAGTTCCGCCGGCGGAAAGACATCGGGTTGGAGTCGGTGGCCTTCCCGGACGGTTCCATCCAGAAGCGGAGCACCGGGGAGTTTCTGCAGGAAGTCCGGCAGGTGCTGAGCCGGTATCGGATAAGGCCCCATGGGTAAGGACGCCATTAAGAACTTGGAACAGCTCATCGCCACCCTGGCCCCCAAGGTGCAGAAGGTGGTGGAGCGCCACAGCCGGCGCATGTGGGAGCGTGCGGTGACCCTGCACATGGGCGGGGAAACCGGGCCGGACCGGCTGGCCCGGCGGACCGGCACGCTGGCCAGGTCCACCCGGGCATTGCCTGCCAGGCTGGAGGGGAGCAAGGTGACCGGCGGGCTGGCCTTCGGC